GGGGGCTACGTGGTGATCCGATTGACGGCGTGAAATACTAGAAGAAGAAAGGGAAGATCCATGAAACTATCAGAAGCAATCAGAAAAGGCGCAACGTTACACCCTCAAGTCTTTGGATGCTTTGTGGGATGGGCACAAGAGGAAGAGGATGGTACGCCCATTATGGGCACATGTGCGATCGGCGCGGCGTACGAGGCGATAACCGGGAATCTCCCTACAAACCCATTTGACGATACTACTATTGAGGCTCTGCTCCTCGATGAAATAGATGAGATGAACGATGAGTTCGGCGATGAGAGGGTGATAGGATATCCGTCTCAGTTAGGACTCACACGCCATGAGGAAGTGACAAGCGTTATAGCGTGCCTCAATGATTTCTATGCATGGAAGCGTGAAGATATTGCCGATTACCTGCAAGAAGAGGGGCTATAGCATGACTCAAAAAGCTGAAGATATCATCAATACGTGGCTGAGGGGAACAGGCCATAATGGCATTGAATTAACGCTTTCCACCACGATGCCAAACGGCCATACCCTGCACCTGGATTTCTACCCACTCCTTTTGATGAAACAGTATCACATGTACCTCTGGTACGACGCAACAAAAGAGGATATCCGTACCGAGGGTGACATTCATCAGGCGTTCATGCGCGATCCTCAGAACGATTGGGGCGATATGCGCGACAATATTCTTTTCGTCTTCGATGTTGATATTGAAGAGTCCGTCTGGGAGATCGTTGGGAGTAGGCCGTGAGTGCTCCTAAATATGATCCTCCCTTTGAAACTGAAAGCGCCAATGGTGACCATGAGGGAGAAGTACCTACATGGTCACACCACTGTATTGAAGATCCTCTTGTGATCGCTGCACTCATAAATAGTGGCTACACGGTACGACATGATTTTGCAAAGTGGCACAACGTATCACCGGGTATTGTCTCAGATGATGTGCTCTGTGTTGGGGGCAAGCGTGTATATGTCAGAGGTACACTCCTAACTTTCGAGGGCAGGGATGATTTCATAGCCCGGCTTAGTCGTATACACGGGCACCTCGATAGTATAGAGGAACGGATAAGCAGAAAGGAACGAGGGGGATAAGAGATGAGAGTTAATTTCTCGATTGACATGAATGATGTCGATACACTAAATGCAAGTATGCTAAAAGGGGTTTGGGAAGAGCCGTGGTCACTTTGGGAAGGGATGTACTACTACAGTTGTGAGGTCACAGACCAAACTTACACGTTGCTGTCTCATATGAATATCATTCATGATCTCGCCGTTGTCGATGAGGAAGCTGAACGGGCAAAGTTCAAACTGAACATGCCGACAAAAGATGTTCAGTGTTCAATCGGGGCTACCTGGAAAGTTGAGTGTTCACTGAACAACTACATTGAACAGATCGTAACTGAACAGGTCATGAAAGTACTGAATAGCGTTGAATACCAATCGCGTGCATTGAACGCTCTCTATCCTGAGCTATTCAGTGAACACCAACAACCATTGAACACTGAACAGAAGAAAGACTGAACATGTCACACTTTGACTGAACAGGTGAACAGAAAGCTATTCAGTGAATAGTAAAAGGATCAGGTAAACACTCCGGCTGACTGAATAGCACTGAATAGCCCCTATTCACTGAACACTATACCACCAACAAAAGAAACTGAACAGTGAACTTAAAAGAAGCTCAAACAAAAGTTCACTGTTCACTGAATAGTCTACCATTTCAAGAAAGGAAAATGAACACATGAGTATCCACGTCCGAGGTGAATACATCAAACAAATCCGACTATCCAATAACTTTAGTCGTACCACGGCGGCAAAGTATCTTGAGTTGTCCCCCAGAATAATCCGGCGTATTGAGGAAAGTAAACGCAAGTGTTCAGTGGGAGAGATAAACTTGTTGGCTACACTTTATCACATTGAGCCAACTAGTATTGTGCGAGATTATGAGTGAAAAAGAAAGGTAGAACAATGGATATTGCAGAGGTAATGAAGAACGAGATTGATTGTGCTGTTCAGTGGTGGTCACAACAGTTACGTCAAAAAACACAGCATAAGACGGGGGATTTGTTTAATGATGCATTCATGCATTTAGTACTAGACATGATAGCATCGAAGGCTATTCCAGATGAACAAGTCTCTCTTTTTGAGGAATCACTCCGGATAGGGATCATCAAGCTCATAGAAGACGCTGGAATTGATGTCAACGATCCACCGGCAGGATCATACCACCGTGTCGTCAGCACTGACTACAGCCCCGATGAGGTGCTGTCTACTGCCCTATCCACAGCAAATATTAACGATGGTGGTTATAGGTTGCCGATGAAGACAATCATGTGGATTAATCCAGGTGCCGTTTCCGTTGCGCAAGGCTATGACGTACAATCAATAACGATCTATTCAGTTCAGGACGTAACGAATGAACACTGAACAGCCAACAAGCAGTACGACAGTGAACAATGATTGGTATTCACTGAATAGCCGAGGCTATGTACTAAACAGTGAACAGGTGAACACTGAACAGCCAGAACCGGATCGGTGGCTACGATTGATTGAACAGCCGCAAGCACTGAATAGCGAGGTGAATACTGAACAGGGGGCTATTCACTCTACTGTTCAGTGGTATCAATTGGCTGAACAGATTGCATCCGATATCGATGCTATTCATTCCCTCTGCTATTCAGCTATTCAGTCTGATGATTTACGACCTTACGTCAAGAAGATAATGAACATCCTCGAAGGAGTAAGAGAGTGAACACCCTTTATAACATCTATGTCGATTCCTACAATTTCTTCATTGGCATCTACAACCGATGTGTTGACTACTGGAATAAGTACGCACCGATAGAAGATGAGGGGGCCATCATTCCTACAGATCTGTATAATCAACAAATTGAAGAATTCAACGAGAGGGTTGAGGAGATAAATAATGAACAGTAAACACAGCTATTCACTGAACACCCCCCTATTCACTGAACAGGACGAGACTGAACACCTGACCATCAACCATTATATTGAACAGTGGACGGAGCTGATCGATCCCTATTCACTGAACCATCTTAGTGCGATCATCGATAAACAGAGAAATTGTAGGAGGCTTCGTAAAGCAACCGTACATCGAACTGCAAGAAAGCAAGGAAGGTATCAATCATGGAACCGGTAAAAATGTTGCCAGTGGAGATTTATGAGGCCATTAAAGTATCATGGGAGAGAATGGACAGGTACTTTACCTCTTGCCCCTTCTCAGTTGAAGACATGATGACTGAGAATGAACGCATTGCATACCACAGATCCCATTGCCATTTTCAGGACATTGAGTATGATCCGACAGACTGGAATGATGAAGAGGACGATGATCCTGATGAGGATGAGGATGAATGAGTACAACGTCAAGCGCATGCCTTTTCTATGGATATGTTCGCCCTTATGATGAAGAACAGGGTGAGTATGAAGAGACTTCATGGGATAAGAACTTCTTGAACGAGTCCCACGGATGTACCATTCATGTATACGGGTTCGATGAAAGGCTCGGCAGTTTCCTCTCCGTCAACGATTCATATAAAGAGGCAAAATGGGATGATGCCGTTCTCCTTTTGCCTGACAGCCTCTTTGTCAAGGAAGGATGGGACGAACAACTTCAAAACGCCGCGCACTTTTTTGATCTTGACATAACCGGATTAAACGCGCAATGGCACCTTGTTTGCCTTTACTTCTAGTTTTTTCAATCTCAGCATGATACACTTGTTACAAGCACGTGTATCATGCTTTTTTATGGGGAAAACGATGAATAGTGACCGAGCGCAAGTTGAACGGATGGTTTCACACCTGCAAAAAAGCAAGTGGGTGCATTGATAACGCCTGTTATCAATGCAAATTTCACTCTTTATGCGGGGTATGGAGAACCTATAGCCGCCTGCATGATAAATGGTCAACGCTCCTCACTGGCATGAGCACGTTACAAGAGAGAGGGATGGATTAAATGATTTTCCTGTTTTTGTGGCGCATTCTCTTCCAAAGACGGTGTACAATCGTGCACCCTAACGGTATTCACTGTCAAAATAGAGCAGAGCGCCGCTACACGACGCTGGTGTATGTACCGTCAATCTATCGGAGTGTTGCGCTCCCCATGTGCCTAGAGTGCTTCCTATGCGCTCAGGGTACGATTATCCAGAGGGCAAGCAAGTATGGCACCACCACGCACAAAAAGAAAACAGAAGATGCGCGACGAAGATGTAAACTACGCGCTTCGTGCTCATATGGCGCTCGAACTACGCATAAAAGAGCGTCTCTCGTACGGTGAAATCGCACAGCGTTGCGGCTATGCACATGAGAACGTTGTCAAGCAAATAATCAAAAAAGAGATAGAGCGCACGATTGTTCATGACGTTGAAGAGTTGCGGGCACAAGAGGGCTTGACGTACGATATCCTGCAAGCTGAGTGCATGAAAATGTTTTTTGACTCTTCAAACAAGGGGCAATTATGGGCACTTGATCGCATTCTGATCATCATGCAGCAACGTGCCAAGCTCTACGGCCTGGACGCGAAAGAAGATCAACAACAGATACAGACGGTCCTTGTTCGCCAGATACCAGCCGGGTACTTCGGGGCCATTGATTCCATGCCACAAGGACAATTAGCAGAGGCAAAGCAAATGCCCCCGATCATGGAGGAACGTGAAGATTGACAGACGAGAAAGAAAGGAATAGGGAGGGATATGAGTACATTCTATGGCGACAACTGGAAGTTTAGTATCATCGGGGACATCTCACCATCAGGCAACATAATGCCTCGGCCATTTGATATGCAAGCATACATCAAGAGCATAGACGGGGTGAGTGAGTGGCTTGCCTCTCTGCCATTTGACGATGAGAATTATGAGTTAAGCGTGGATGTACGGGCTTCAGCACACGATATCACACCAATTGGCAATCAATACAAGCTTAATTCACTGATTATGGCAATCTACAAGGTAAAGCTCAGACGAATAGTAGGGGGATTAGAAGAGGTATTTTTAGCAACGTTTCACAACGGTCAGAAGTGTGATGAGTCGTATACCGCAACGATTATCCCTAAACCTCCCTATCTACCAGTCACTTTTAAAGGGGAGTATGCCGACTTTACCGATGCCTCAAAATGGTCTCTCTCTTTGCCAACTCCAAAGAACGAATTAGAGAAGTTTCATGAAGAGCTTATCGAGGCCATGCATGAACCGGTTATAGACACACCGGATGATGACGATGAGGAAGAAGACTACTATGATCAGGTATGGAGGTGATAGAAATGACTGGTGAAAAGTTTATTCATGCCGCCCGGCGCATCATGGATACAACCCTGATGGGGGACTATGATAGTTTCTCGAAAACGCTCTATGAGTTTGCAGAACACGTACTCAGCGAGGTGGGGTATGCTGATCGGATCGATGAAGTAAGGGACTACAAGCCAGAGACGCCGCCGCAACTCCCACCGTATAGCGGATTCGCTATCGTGGGTGAAACAGGGCCGGAATCAGTACATATAGCAGGGAAAGGTGTGAAGGTCTATGTGAATGCATCAGAGTTATCTTCAGCATTCACCGATGCCTCAAAGTGGAAGCTTAGTATGGAGCATGTACGCAATTGGAGTGCTGTTATGCATGGAACATGGGTAAAGTAATACGTGATAGAAGAGGTGATCACACCCCCTGAGCTACGCGGGGCGGCATTAGAACTAGGCAAGTGTACAGACCTAGAGGTCTGTATGGATGGCCCTGCGGGTTGTATAGCAGGTGAAACCAGAATATACAACCCGATCACCGGTACACATACGCCGATTAGGGATCTCTATAGAGATAGTATAGCACCAATAGTGCAAACGCTCAGAGGTGCTATACAAGCTGAGAAACCTTTTATAAAGGGAGTTGCAGATCTCTTTAGAGTGAGAACACGCTCAGGCCGGGAGTGTACTATTACTGGCAACCATCTATTTCTGACACCGGGCGGGTGGCGCTACGCCTCTTCGTTGCAGATCGGTTTACCCCTTCTTGTATCCGCTTCACCCCTTCATCAGACCATTGAGGCGTCTTACCCCTCAATGTCTCTGCAAGATGCATGGCATTTGAGCCAAAAAGCTCAAGGTTATCAACATGATTGTTTTGCCTGTCATTATCACGGTGATGCACAACTTCTTGCGGGTCAAGATATCGCCCTATCTTTGCCTCTACTACAAGGCGATGCTCACGCACATACCCGTGACGATCCTTATAGGGATGATCGGGGCTTTTTACGAGAATATACCCATCCTCATCTACCATACGCCCCCCTTTCCATGCCGGATTATTTTGCATCTTCTGTTCAAAGGGAATATAATCAATGTCATGGTCAACGAGAAACTTCTTTACTAACTGATGCTTTGTTCCAATACGACGGGCAATCTCAGATAGAGAAATGCCTTGTTGCGCCCATGCTATCACATTGTCCTGATGTTGATAGCATGCCCCTCCATGAGCCTTTGTCAGTTCAATACCCCTTCTCTTCAGTAAACCGGTTACGCGACGAGGGGGTAAGCCTAGCTCTTGAGCAGTCAAAACAGTGCTCTTCGTTCTCTGATACGACTCAAGAATACTCTGTATTTCCTGGTCAGATGCGTGATGATATCCTTTCATTTCATACCTCCAATAGTGATTATACAGCACAATGGGATACGGTATCAAGTATTGAGTACGTTCGTACTGATGAGTACTATGATCTCCATGTACCGCATGCACACCACTATTTAGCTGAAGGTATGTGGCATCACAACACTGGAAAAACGTTCGCGTGCTTATATAAAGTGCATATGATGCTTACGTATTTCCCCGGTACGAAGGCGCTTGTTGCACGCAAAACAAGCGTAGCACTTGCCTCGACTGCTATCGCAACGTATAAATCGATGATCGATCCCCGTGAGGGCATTACCTTCTTTTCTGGCAACCGCATACGCCCCGCCGCATTTGAATACCCCAACGGTTCACAGATGATCCTCACTGGTCTCGATAAGCCTGAGAAGGTGAAGTCACTTGAGATCGACCTTGCCTACATCAATGAAGCAACTGAATGCGACTTGCAAGATCTAGAGTTTGTTCGTTCCCGTCTTAGACATGGGAAACTTCCCTATTATCAAGTCATCATGGACGTAAACCCGGAGGGGCCGTCACACTGGCTTAACTTGCGCATGAATAGCGGAGTGACAAAGCGGCTTGTCTCACGCTTTGAGGATAACCCCCGTTTCTATGACGCTGATGGGCGGCTCACCCCCGATGGTGATATGTACATCAATAAGATCCTGGCAGGTTTAACAGGCGTACGCCTCATGCGTCTCTTCTATGGCAAGTGGGTAGGAGCAGAGGGTTCTATTTATGCCGATACGTGGGATAGACGCCGCAACGTTATCAAGCCATTCCGTATCCCCGCAGATTGGCCCCGCTATCTGGCGGTTGACTTTGGATTTAAACACCCCTTTGTCTGTCTCTGGATTGCCGTTGATCCTGATGGGCGGCTCATCTTGTACAGAGAGTGGTATAAAACAAACATGATCGTAGAAGATCATGCAAAAGTCATCAAGCGGCTATCGAGATGGGGACAACCGGGGGGAGAACCACCACCACGGCAGATTATTTGTGACCATGACGCTGAAGATAGAGCCACGCTAGAGCGGCATCTCGGCATGATGACCACCAAAGCCTATAAGGAAGTGCGCTCAGGTATCCAGGCTGTTCAAGCGCGTTTTCGTGATGCAGGAGACGGACGCGCACGCTTTGAAGTCTTTGAGAATGCACTGGTTGAACGTGACGCTATTCTCGATGCTGAAAAGAAACCTATCGGCTTCATAGAAGAGGTCGACTCATATGTATGGGCGATGAATCACGATGGGAGTTATAGAAATGATGAACCCGTAAAAGAGTATGATCATAGCTGTGATCCGGTTCGCTATATTTGCGCACGTTTTGACCGTACGCCCGGTAAACCGACATATAAGAAGACGATAT